GCCAAGTTTTTTTGCGGCGTCTCCAACATTTTTTTCTTTACTTTTTAAACCATTTAGCAAGCCTTGAACGGAATCTTCTCCTGCCTGATTTAAGGCCGAAATCATCTTGCCTTTATTGTTGACAACTGCCTCGTCAAAAGCAAGGATCCCAGCCTCTCCGGCGGCTTTATATAAAGCTTGCAGATTTTCCTTGCTTTCTTCCCCTAAGGCAGTAAGCCTTTGCCTAAAAGTGCCTGTTCGAGTAGTTGATGCTTGAGGAGTTGGTGCTTGAGAAGCGGCGGGGCTATCACCAGCAAGTTCTGCCTTAACTTTGACTGAGATGCCAGAAAGTTTGCTTTGAACTTCCTGTTTGAATGCAGTTACGTCTTTTACTGTTATGGCAGGACGAATTGTTGCCCCTATTTGAATTTTCCCCTTGGTTTGAGTTAAAAAGCGACTTCCTTTGATGCTGCGATTTAACTGGGCTACGGTTTTGTTAATCTCATTTTGGTTGGCCGCAGCGCGAATGCTGATAGGAATCTCTACGGCATCACGTTTCGCAAGAGCGTCAAGACGCTTTTGAATTTGATCAAACTGTTTATCAGTAAGCCCTCCGACTATATTAAGTTCAACGTTGAATTTTTTGTGTTTTATCGCTCTGTCTAAATTTCTTATTTCGTTATTAAGAATTTGCCTATTGAACTTTACCTGCAACTGAGCAGTAAATTCACTTTGCGCGATATTAACGGCTTTCCGCATTTGCTGGCGGAAAAAAGCAAGATCAAGACCAACGCTAAGTCTTAACTCAGGTGCCATATCGCGAAACCAATATTTTACAGTTTAGCTCTATTCTACATCTCTTGAGGATGCATTTTTAAGCTCTTCCGCCAGCATTCCAATAACTCTTCCATTCATTCGTCTTGTCTTCATGAGCTTTTGAAGCACTGCCAAACTTTCGTCCGTAATGCCAGTTTCTTTTTTGATCTTACGCGGGTCAAATGGCAAGAAATCTTCAGGAGAAGTTTTTGCTTTCTTACCCGCTAGTGCTCCAACAACAACAGTGCCAAGTTTTGCAGTTGCAACGCTGCTCAAGTTGTATTTATTAAGATCTTGCTTTTCAATCCATTTAACTGCAGCAATAACATCCCTCACTCGTTGCATGCCAAAGTTTTCCGCATGCCATCGACTATCTGTAAAATCAGAAGACGACAAGCGGAAATAAACTTCGTTCCAATTGGTGAGGCTTTTTAAAACTCGACGGGCTCTTCTTTCAAGCCTTTCGGGCTCGCTGAGGCTTTCGTCTTCTTCGGCGCTTTTCCCAGGCTTTGCTCCTTGGTTTCAGCTTCTTGTTCAGAAATAACAAATTCCATCACTTTTGCAATCAATGGGCGTCCCATTTCTTTGGTGTCTTCAATGGACCAGTCATCAACACGAGCCCACTCACCATCAATCATCGCTTCACCACGACAACGGATAAATGTAGTGGCCATGCGAGCATTATTGGCCTCAACGCCACCAGAGCCATCAAGCATTTGCAGCGTCTCTTCTGCAAAATCCTCCAGAAGCTCCATCTCGCTCAAACCACCACCACCTTGCAATAGATCAAAGGCTTCAGTAAGAGAAATGTCTTTCGCTTTGGCAATACGCTTAGCCAGTTGCACTGCACGAACAGTTGCTTGACTTTGATTTTTGCTTGCTTCCTCTTGTTCAATAGCTTCTGCCACAAGCCATCCACCATGCTTACGAAGACGCAGTGTAGGCAACAGTTCAAAATACTCAGGCTCTTTGCCTTGAAGGACGAAACTATACTTGCTCATGATCAAGAATGTTGAGGATAGCGTTGAATGCCTTCACTTTTTCGTTGTTTGAACGAAACTCGTAAGGCACTTCAACGATTAAGGAATGATGTTCGTTTGAAATTCTAACCGTGTCGCCATGAAAAGACACAAGGCACAAGATACCAACTTCCAAGCTGGAACCATTGATCTTGCAGTTCATTGCATGGAAACGATTGTCTTCGCTCCATAGGTAATCAACTTGCATTTAAGCGATCCAAGAATTGCGTAACTCTTAGTTTAAGGGCCTTGCCAGGAGCTTTGAAAAAGAAAGACGATGGAATGGAAATGTCATCAGTAAAAGGACGTGCCGTGACGTTAGTTCCTTCGCCCTCGTGAACGTACCAAGCATATTCTTGACCGCTGCTATTTTTTGCATCCCAATGCCAATTTGCTTCTGCTCCATTGCTAGAGCGTTCAAATCTGTAGCTTTTAACGCCGCTTTCATGAAGCTCGCCTAAGTCGTAAATATCACGAGGACTTGTTACAACTTCTCCGTTTTTCCTTCTTGTCTCATTATCATACGGCCATTTACCCATATTCCTGAATTGATCGTCCCAATGAGCATCATTGATGTCTTCCTCAGTCCAAGTCTCAAAGGCATCGATCAATGCCTTTTCAATTAACTCTTGACCAATAATTACAGCGTTAACGGCAGGCATTACGGTTCAGCATAAAGACGACGAATGGTCATATCAGGAATGATGATTCGACAACGCTCATAAGCAATGTCATCACCAGGCGTGTAGCGGAATGTTGCATCAGGGAAACGCCTCGCCATTCGATCCATTGCATCAGCAATTTCCTTGCCATCAGGATTATATTGCACCAGCACCACTTCCCATTGTTGCAACACTACAGCAACACCAACACCCGCATTTGGCAACACTTCAGGATACTGCCTGATCGTAAGCTCCAGTCCTTTCACTTGCCATTCATTAGGCACGCTCTTTTGTCCCACCACATAAACAGCAGGGATTTCAACAGCATTAGGAAGAATGTACTTCCCGAGAAGATTTGGGCTGTCGCCAAGAAGCGTAACAATTGCTTCTCTAACTTGACTTATGTCCATAGAAAAAGGCCCTCCATATAGGAGAGCCTAGCAAAAAGCAATGGAGAAAAATCAGTTAGGAGCAGTCGGGATGATGCTACCAGTTTCTTCAGCGTTTTGGTGGATGCCAATACGACCACGGCTTTGGAGATCAAAAGTAACTTCAACGAGGTTATCAGCGGGATAACTTTCGTTGTAGTTCATCACGCAAGCAGAAAATGCAACGCGATCATAATAATAAGTGGAACCAGAAGAGCCAAGTTGCTTGTTAATTTCAACATACACTTCATGATTCTTGTCATAACGAGAAGAGGCAACTACTTGAAAAGCCTCGTCAAAGCTATTGGGCAAAAATACAGAGCCGTCAACATCTTTTTGGAAGTAAGATGTGATCGAAGCAGTCGCGGCAGAAGTAACGATCACGCTATCAGTGAAGCCACCACCGCCAAGGAGGTAGAATTCCTGATTACCGTCGTTAAAGGCTACAGAAGCCGTCGTAGCGGCCTGGAGGGTGTAGAGAGTAGGTGCGCCGCTAACAGTGAATGTAGCGCCGCTCTGAGTGATCGTAGGGCGTGCAGTGCCGCCGATAGAGCCAACACGCACAATCACGTCCTGGCTCTTCACCAATTCAGTGGGATGATAGAGAGTCATTTTGTCCTCAATGGAAAAAGAAAATGGTTTAAGCGTTCAGGACGCTTCCTTTGCCAACCAGTCTAAAAATGCCTCTGATTGGCGTGCCGAGAAATTGCCAATAATGTTCAGCAATTTGCTCGTTTGGCAGCAGCTCAAACCTTCCTTCCCTTCCATTGATTGTTGCTTGAGCACTAGAACCAGGCGTGATTCCAGAAGCAAAAGCTAACGGATTTGTTAATCTGCCTTCCATGTACACCGCTGTGTTATCAGCGCCAAGAAGATAGTCGTATTGTGGATTGCGTTTTTGTTTAAGCGTGGCGTAATAAGTTGTGCCACTTGAAACAGGAATGTAATTTCCAGTCCCGGAATCCACGGTATAGCCAGAAGCCACTTGCCATACCAAAGTGGCATTTGCTAGTGGCTGCAGGCTATTGGTCATACGACAAATCCAACAGAAGAAGAAGGAATAGTGTTAAGCAGTCGCTTGAATTCTTGACCATACTGCGTAGCGTCTAAACCTTCGCCATACACTTTGCCTTCAGTGGCACCAATTTGAATGCCCATTTGTGCAAGCTGAATAGCGATAACATGAGCAGCAAGATGCTTTACTGCCCTATCGGTTTGATCTCCAAATAAAGAACCAACATCCGCAGTAGCCTCCTCGATTGCTCCATTCACGATTCCCGATGGATGGGGAGTGAATTCAGGAAACCGTTCAAGGAAGGAAGAATAATTGACTGCCATAATCAAGCATTTCCAGTACGAATTGCTTCTTTGCGGCGATTGATCGCATTGCGAACTCGCACGCGGCCTTCGATCTTCCTCCATTCGTCCAGTTTCTCTTCATCATGAATGAGTTCAATGCAACGAAGAGCTTCAGTCATTGGGAAGCCCGCAAGAGTTTTCACACTGTCGGGAATTTGTTCTTCCTTCATTTCCGCTTTAAGCTCTTCAATAGCACCGATAGACATAAGGCGTCTCACTGTACCGTTCTTCCTAGCGACTTCCCATTTTGCATCGGGAATATCATGATTCATGCCAGGAGCGAGTTGGATAATTCCACTATCAGTGATGACACCAAAAGCACCTTCGCGAGGAGGATTTTCAAGTTCAGGGCGATAAGCGATTAACATTTTGTGTTCAAATTAGAACTGCCACTATCTTAACGCCCCAAATCTTGAACGCCCTATCAGGTGGCCTGGACGTAAATCACGCTCTTGGGATAGTAGATAGAGACACCACCAACACGAGCATGAGCGGGAACGATGAATTCCAAACCGCGTTGTTGCGGTGGGAACAGTTCCAGAGGCTGAGGAATGTGCAGTTGCAGCTTCTCAGGATCGCGCTTGTACACCACCATGCGGTTCGTATTCAAGCCACTATTATCAGCATCAAGCTGATTGATAGGCTCAATGTTACGAATGAACGGATTGGTGCGCAGGAAGTATTCCAGAACGGTAACGTCCGAGGAATCAGAATTGCGCTGAGTAGCAATCACGTTATAGTCCTCATAAGCCATGAGGATGGTATCAGGCTGTTCCACCATGCGGGAACCGTTCACAATGGCACTAACGCCATAGTTCAGCAGATCCAGCATTTCCTGAGAAGTGGTGCCGCTATCAGTGAACCACTTATCAGCCGCGTAAACGTCAACAGTGGAGTTGTTGAAGAAGCCGGTCAGGCTCACAGAAGCGTCACCGAACATGGCGATGCTTTCAACTTTCTCCTCATAAGCGCGACGTACAGCAGCAGCACGACGTTGCTCAAGAGCCACATCAGCCATTTGAGCAGCACGCAGTTCTTGAACGGTGTAGCCGAAAGAACCGCCAATAGAACGAATGTTGATGGTCTTCTCGACTTGCGTCACGTCAGCACGAGGCAGATCATCGGCAGCGTCGGAGATGATCTTGAACTCACCAGTGGCGTCCATCACCCGATAGGTGTAGGTTTGTGCGCCAGGACCAGCTTCAGAAGTTACGGGCAGAATGGTGGGATACTTGATATCCGCATATTTCGTCTCAAAGATTTGAGGACGAATGTACTCAAGCTGACGGCTTAGAAACAGTCCAGCTTCAGCATCAAAACGATCAAAAGTCATTGGGGCCTCCTATCAGGAATCAGCGGAAAGAGTGAAGCTGGGGCCATTCAGCTCCAGGATCGCCACGCCAGAGCTAGTGGTGCTAGTCAGGAAGCGAGCGTTGGAGAGGCGGACAGTCTTACCAGAAGCAAAAGCATGAGAGAACTGACCAGCCTTGCCGGTGCCGCTAGCCGAATAAAGCACACGCACAGGAGAAGCGGGGGTAACAGCACCAGTCACATAAACAGCAACAGCGCCTTCGTTTGCCACATTCATCACCATGCCGCTAGCAACAGCAGGACGGGAATCAGAATCAGTGGCTTGCTCATCAACATAGGTGAGCACATTCACGCCAAGAGCAGTGTCGCCAGTAGCAGCAATGGTCTTAGCAGAATTCGCGACAGTGCCACCGGAGTTGTAAACAACAACATTACCGAAAGCAACAGCACCAGCCTCAGCAATTTGCGTGGAGATGGTGTTATCACGAACGTCGCTCAGTTGGCCTTCAAGGAGAGCCTGATGAGTGAGAGCGTAAACGGTCTGGACGCCACCAGCGGTAGCAGTGCCAGAAGCAGAGAAAGTAACGGCCATAATCAGCGAGCCTCCTTAGAAGTGGCGAGAGGAGCCTTCCAGGCATTGGTCACGTTTTCCCAATAGGAATCGTGATTCACAGCAGGAGAGGCAATGGAAGAAACAGCTTTACGAAGCTCTTCCGTTTCAGGGGAATCGTTGCGCTTGGCAACTTCAGAAAGCGTGTCGAACATAGCAGTGACATAATCATCAGATTTCTCTGACAGATCCACATCACCACGCACAGCCTTGACGGCGCTTTCCATGATTTCACGAGTAGACTTGCCAGCAAAATCAAATTCGCTATCAAGATTCACACGAGCTTTATCGATCAGGGCCACACGCTCTTCTACCAGGGAATCAAGATTGACTTCCTTAGCAGTTTCAAGCTCAGATTTCAGGCTCTCAATCTCCTCAGCCAGCGCATCAGCACGGCCTTCGGCAGAATCAGCCTTGCCCTTCATTTCTTTTTCCATAGCCATCATGTCTTCCTTCATTTTGGAAGCTTTGGCCATCATTTCGTCGTATTGTTTTTTCATGTCCTCGTAGGACATTTTGGCGTCTTCGCGTTCTTTAGTGATCGCCAGAGCAACGCTCTCGCTCACCTCAAACTCGGCGCCATCGAACACAACCTTAGCGGTCATTAGTCGATCTCCGGTATTTTGGATTAAGGAGGGATCAGCGGCATCTAGTCGATCCAGATGAAGCTTCACCTGAGGGCCTGCACGGCCTCTCCGAACAACGGCGACGTGATTGCCATTGATGGATTTTTGAATTCCATCGTAATGTTCGCCGTTTTCAGTAACGCCAGGTGTCGGATCGTATTCAACCCTATAACCTGCACTTACTTCTTTTGCATCACCTCGCATAATGCGATCAATTGCTTCTTGATCTGTAATTGTCATGACTGCACGGACGAAGCCGTTGTCGTAAACAATATCAGTGCCGGTAAAACCAATTTGGTATTTTTTGGTGTTTTCGGAATCAAGTAGAATTGGCGGATGTTCAAAAGTAATGGCCTTGCCTCCAAAAGAGGTCAGGCTCTCAGGGGACGCCACTTCAGTTTCGGGACGATATTCGCGCCGCACTGAGCCGTCAGCATCGGTGTAATGCTGAACACCAGTGCGAGCAATAGTAGCCCACGCACGAAGATAACCCTCCGGCGTGGTTTCGTATTTCTCAATTGGCGCTACATCGTAGCGAAAACATGTGTCGCCCATGAGTTAAGAATAGACGATAGAAAGTGGTACAATACAAGAAAGTATGCAATAACGCATAAATGAAACTTCTAGCTAGCAAAACAGACGTTCTGAAGCTTTCCTATGGGGAGGCGAAATTGATTATCGCCTCTCGCATTAAACTAGCGCGTCTAAACGCTGGACTGTCGCAAAAAGAAGTAGCGGAAAGTTTACATTGCAGTCAAAGCACAATTTCACGCTTGGAAAAAGCAGAAATTCAACCTGATTTTCTCCAGATTCGTGTCATGAGTGGATTATTTCACGTCAGTATTCTTTGGCTTGGTGGTTATCCAAGTTTTGTTGTTAACACTGCTCAGTCATCGTCTTGATCGTTTTCTTCGCGAGCTTCGTTTAACTGATCCTCAAGGTCTTCCATTACATACGCTTTTGCGATTGCCTCAGCCTCGAAAACTAACATCTTAATTGGCATAAAATGCTCATCAGGTTTGTCGTAAAAGCTTTCAACAAAAACGTGAGTTTCCTCAAGCCTACCGTTCCTGAAACGCTGTTCTTCAACAAACTTCCAATTAGACGTGGCGCGATGCTCGTGCGCTGAGAGAATCGCAAGAGCTTGCATAATACCAATACCTTGCTCTTCTTCCATCGCGCTAATGTATTCGCTCATTTGACTTGTGCTATTTAAATAATTTTATCAAACGGCGACATGCACGGAATAACCATCTGCGCTAATCGTCTTTGTCTTCATGAAATTCACAACTGTTTCGCGAATGTAGTTCAAGTGATCCTCCGTCAAACCTGGATGGCATCCAACGAAAAACACTTTATCCAGCACTTCGTAAGCATTTTTAAATTGCATGGCATCACCAAGATGCTTATAACCAGGATGAAGCAGTAAATTGCCTGCGAAGTAATTCCTGGTTTGGATTCCATTGTCCTCCAAATACTGCTGCAGTTCATGCTTAAGCTTTTTGTCGCTAAACACTAATGGCACGCCAAACCAGCCAACTTCTGCTTTTGCGTGTTCCTTGGGAATTTCAATGGAAGGGGAGTACACATTGAAAAGATTGGAAATGAATTGATAATTTTGACGACGCTTGAAATGCACTTCATCAAATTTTTCCAATTGCACCAAGCCAACTGCGCCCTGCAAGTCCAATGGCTTCAAGTTGTAACCAATATTACTAAATACATACTTATGGTCAACCAAAGCATCGTAGCCATCAAGCCATTTATCAAAACGATTGCCACAAGTTCCGTTCCGCAATAAATTACATTCACCAACGCAATAGCAATCGCGTCCCCACCATGCAAAACTGCGAGCAAGCTTATTGAAGCCAGGAAGACTGGAGCTAACCATTCCGCCCTCCATTGTTGTAATGTGATGCGCTGGATAGAAAGAACAAGAAGAAGCTACAAAATAATCACTTAACCATTTGTCGTCCCATTTCGTGCCAAGCGAATCACATCCATCGGCAATCATCTTAATATCATGACAATCGCAAATTTTTTTTAATTTGTCAATGTCACATGGATTGCCAAGCACCGGACTGTTAATAACTGCAACAGTTTTATCGGTAATGGCCGCTTCAATTGCCTCAAGACTCCAATTAAGCGTTTTCCACTCAATGTCAACAAACTTAGGCACCATGTTGTTTTGAAGAATAGGCGCCACGGTAGTTGGAAAACCAACAACACTTACAATGATTTCAGCGCCGTCTTCCCATTCGTAGTATTTCTTCAATGCAGCAAGCATCACGAGATTGGCGGAACTGCCGCTGTTGACCATTAGGCTTTCAGTAAAGCCAAATTTCTTAGAAAACGCTTTTTCAAATTTTGCTACATTAGGCCCCGAAGGAAGCCAGCCATTGCTTTCCAAACATTCGACTGCTGCTTTGATTTCTCGACCGTCAAAAAATGGGCCGGAGTACAGAACTTTTGGCTTTTGCATAAGTCTTCAAGACCTTCTTCCAAAGAGATCAATGGATGAAAGCCGAGTGCGAAAATCTTGCCGCAGTCTAACGCCATTTTCACTCGTGACTCTGCATTAGTCGGCTGAAACGTCCTGCAATTACTAGAAGACTTTAAATATTTCTTGCAAATTTCAACTGCCTCTGAAACGGGAATGCTGCTTCCACTGCCCACATTGTAAATTTCATTAACCTTCCCTTTCGAGCAAACCAAATCAATAGCCCTGCACACATCATAAATATGAATGTAGTCACGAGTGAGGCCAGCAACAATATTGACATCCTTGTCTTCCCTTAAGCTATCGATCAAATATCGAAGAACATTGCGACTGCCAATACTTTTATCCGGTCCTCCATAAACATTACCAAGACGCAAGATTCGCCAATTCATATTATGTCGCGAGCAGTAATCAATAACAATTTGCTCAGCACAGCGTTTCGTAATAGGATACAAACCCGTTGGATTACAGCAGTCTTCTTCCTTCATTGGAAGATTAGTGTCACCATAAACAAACCAAGAACTAACAAAATTAAAAGTTTTCACTCCATTCTCATGACAAGCCTCCAGTCTTTTAAGGAGAGCCGTCAAATTAGTATCAGAGTGAATCCATGGATTAGTGTAAAAATTACTTGTAGTGCTGATCAAATACAAAACTTCTCTAGTGAGAGGCTCCAGCTCGTCTCTAGGAATCGCTATTGAATCGTATAGTTCAGTGAAATAAGTTCCAATGATACCAGTGGCACCATAAACACTAAAAGTCAATTGTTTTTCTTGCGAGCTTCAACCATTTTAACTGCGGTTTTGCGGATTACATTTTTTCCTCGCTGATGCTGCCTCATGTTGCCCATTGACCCGCGAATTTCTGCACCACATCTCTCGCAAATCCTAATTACCTTTGCCTTTCTTTTGTTTAACCATGTATTCATTTCTTTGTTTCTAGCTTTAGCCCTTTCGCTTGATTTTTTCCGAGCGGTATCCGACGACAATGGGTGACTTCCGCTCTCTTTCCATTGCGCTTGCAAAGTTTTACCGTGTTTCGACCATGCTTCTTTCGCTTTCTCCGTTAAATAAACGCCATTTTCCCATCTTTTCCTTGCTTCTTGAGACAGAAAGTTACGACCTTCTTCTGTTTTTGCCCAATTACACTCACTCGCTGCTTTTCGAATTTTTTCAAATTTATGTGAATTCATTTTGGTGTCACGCTTAGACATGCAGATAAGGGCAGCGGCTGTGCCCGCACATGGAAAAATTTTAAATAGTAAGCGGTGAGCAATCCAATGTTCTCGGAGCGTCAAGGGCACTGTTTTGTTATTTTCACACCTATCTCGCCAAAAACAAACTGGAAAATAATGATGCCATTCATATTTTTGAGTAGGATCTAATTTTTCGCCAATGCGCTTCTTGGCTTTCGCGATTAAGTTTACGTATGCTTGCCTATAGTTCATCTTTTTTCTTACCTTCAACTTTCTCGATTATAGATCTAGCCCAACGCTCTCCAGCTTTTCCGCCCCAAAGCAACATCGAAATATATCCAGCGTCATCTTCTCCACCACTAAAATTCTTGCGATGCCTTGAGAAAAATGCAGCCATACGCTTGATCGTTGCATAGCTCACTTTACCGCCGCCTGCCAGGTCAGAAGCTCTTGCAACTCCACTACCAATGCCTTGTTTACCAGCTTCCTGCGTAGACAAGCCCCCTTTCTTGTGCTTCTTGCGAAGCTCTAAACCACGACGGGCTGCAGCTCTTACGGACGATGGAGGGGCGAACGATTCAACGTCGCCCCTGTCTACTTTTTTTCTTCTTTCAGCCTCTTAAGATACCCACGGCAACGAGCTTCTCCCGGCCCCATCTTTTCGTCGATGTAGCTAGCCCAATATTCATCACTCTTGCCTTCTTTCTTGATACCAGCTTCAGATAATGCAATCGCCATTGCTTGACGAGGATCTTTTACCAATTCACCTCCACTGCTTTTCAAGGTGCCAGCCTTAAATTCTCGCATCACAGTGCGAATTTTTTCGCGACGCTGATTTGTGGTCATAACGTAAATCAACCAGTGAAACCAATCCTAGCATCTTTGACTTTTCCTTCGCCAAAGAAATGATTTCTGTAAATTAATAAAGTAGTGATCATTCTCTCTGCTACAAAGGCAATTGACCGTCTTTGATAACCTTGAAATGATTCGCATAAATTCATGTTCTCTTCATAAAAAGGCATCATCGTTTCAAACACTAATTCACAATATCTATCAAACAACCATTTAGGACCACGAGCCATATTACAACCATGAAAAACTCCTTGATTCCATGCGTATTCAAGCATATCAACCGTAAGGGGAATTCTTTTTCTGTTGGCTAAATCAATGGAAAATTGATAAGCAGGGAACGTACCGTGACTGCTTTCATATTGATGCCTCATGTTTCCAAACAATGCAGGTTCAGGCACATACAAAACACCGTCCTCTGATTTAGCAACATCTTCTTCAATCCATGGCCTTCTATATTGACAAATGCCAAGAAAATCATCATCAGCATTTTTCCACATCCAATACAAAACAGTGAGATCACCAAAAATAGAATTCAATGGAGAAATATTTTCTCCAGCGTCATCCATTAACCATTGATCGTCTCTGTATTGTTGTTTTGTCCCTTCATCAAAAGCAGAAGCCCCCGCAAGTACATTAATCAACTTGCCTTGTGTTACTTGATAACGAGGCGGCTTTTGGTGAAGGGAACAACAGTAAAGCGATGGGGAATTATTATGCATAAATTTGACGATTAGCCCAGAGTTCATTATAATTATTTACTCCCTTAGCTCCAAGGCCAGTCAAGTCTCCACCACCTGCAGGCTTACTCCATGCCATGATCGTTCCATCAGGAAGAACAAAAGCTCGATTCTTCTGCTGATAAGTTGGTGTTAATTCCAGGTAGTCTCCAAACACATGATTAGCATTGCCGCCATGAAATGCTAAAGCTTGACCAAGTAATGTCGGACCAGTGGGGCACAATGGTGTAATGCCATAGTATTTCTCTTGGCAATTATCAACAATCATGTTGATTGCAGTTTGAAGATGGGGGCTATTTGGTTTGGAATAAATAACAGTAGTAGCACATGCCCAGCTTGTAAAACTAAATCGTTGAATGTCTCTAAATGCAAGCCATTCAACACGATCACCAACATCGACGGGATTTACAGCTCTGACACCAATGTCAAAATACCACCCGCCAAGCTTATTAAGAAGACAGAAACGTCCAAGATCAGCCTTGTAAGAATATGGCCTTAAAGTATCGTAAGCTTCTAAGACAGCGGCGGGATAGTTTTCTTCAATAAAAGCACGAAGCGTTTCTTTGTTATAAATAACGTGATCGGCATCAGGGTAGATTTGATCAATCGTGCCAGTAGCATATTTTAAGAATGGAGACAGTTCCTGATTTTCGTGGTCAGAAAGATAGATTTGTGAAATTTGCATTGTTTTTTCCTCAACCGATTTTTACAGGCATAAATCCTTTGTATTCCTTCTGCGGCTTGACAGGCTCAGGAGCCAGTAATTTATTAGCAATGGAAAGGAATTGATTTTGAATATAAGGCCAAGTAAACGGCTCGTTTCTCAATCGGTCATAACACCACTCACCGTGATTTTTCAACACGTCGCGATTATGGTAGTAATAATCAAGAATTGCAGCGGCAGATTCAGGGTCAGGCAGCAGCCTTTCTAACCCGTAATTTCGATCAGTCTCAGCAGCATTGCATGCAATACGAGGAAGCTCATTAAAGATTTCAGCCAGGCTTGTATGGTCAGGAACAACTTGCGTGACGCCAACAGAACCGTGCTCAGTATTGACAAGACCCCACCCCTCTCCAATGCAAGTGTTGATGCCAATATCAGCAGCATTGTAAACCATATTCAATTGTTCAATGGGCAAGCAATTGTCTACAGAAAAATGAGGGCTAGTCAGGATTAATTTGCTAGTTGCATCGTAACCTTCATCACGAGCAATTCGCTTAAACAATGGAATCACATCCCATCCCAAATCTTTGCTTCCCATGTTTAACCACAGGCGAGCATCAGGCTTGTCTTTCGCAAACTTGATAAAACTTTTAAGAGTTAAGTCAATGCGCT